CTGAGGAGGCGGGGATTGAGCTTTCGGATGACATGACCCCCGAGGACCTTGCCGACATGCTCAAGGCCAAAAAGAAGGAAATCGAGGAGGCTTTGAGCAAGGGCAAGCGGCCGGATAAGGAGGAGCTCGAAAAGCAGGTGCAGGCCCGTCTTGAGCAGCTCAAGGCAGCGATGCAGAAGGAGCTGCAGAAGGTCCAGTCGGAGCGGGATGCGCTCTTCCAGCAGCTTGAGCGGAAGGTGATCGAGACCGAAGTGGTTGGGGCGGCGTTGAAGCGGGGGTTGCGTCCTTCGGCTCAGCTGGATCTCGTCATGCGTGCGCGACAGATTTTCCGTGTCCGGGACGGGAAGCTCCGTGCCTTGTCGGAGGACGGAGAAACCCCGATCTACGGACCGGATGGGGTGTCGGAGCTTACTGTTCAGCAGTGGATTGATCAGCTGGCCAGCAAAGAGGCTCCGCATCTCTTTGAACCGAGCAGTGGGGGCGGTGCTCCCGGAGGGGCCGGCGGTGCCGGGCGAAATGGGTGGGGAGGCGGTCCGAATCCGTGGAGGAAGGATTCCTGGAACGTCACCCGCCAAATGGAACTGATCCGGCGCGATCCGGTGGCGGCCCGGCGTCTTGCGGAGGAGGCCGGTGTGAAGTTACCCGCGATCGGGTCGGTCCGGCAAACCACGGGAGGGGTAAATGGCTAGTCAGAAAGTCCAACTTGCAGATGTCATTGTTCCGGAGGTCTTTGAGCAGTATGTGATTGAACGTTCTGCGGAGAAGGCCAACTTCTACGAATCCGGGATCGTCCAACGCACACCGGAGTTCGACGCGCTTGCAGCGGGTCCCGGGCGGCTGGTCGATATGCCGTTTTGGAAAGACCTTGTGGGGCCGCGGCAAATCCTGTCTGACGCCACTGCCATCGAGACGCGGAAAATCGTGGCGGGCAAGGACACCGCGCGCATTCACAACGATGCGAACTCTTGGTCCGTCACCCTGCTGGCAACCCTCATGGGCGGGGACGACGCCATGGAACGGATCATCGATCTGGTGGCCGACTACTGGGCCCGGGAAACCGAGGCCATGCTGGTCTCGACCATCAAGGGCGTCCTTGCGGCGTTCGATGCGGAGCCGGGCGATCCGAACGTTCTGAAGATCGCATCCGAGAATGCTGGGTCCACAACCACCGCAAACGTCCTGAACGGCATCAACTTCATCAACGCGAAGCAGAAGTTGGGTGATGCCAAGGACCAGCTGGTGGCGATTGCCGTTCATTCGGACGTAGAGGCCGACCTGCTCAAGCAGGATGAGATCCAGTTCATCCCGTCCTCGGAAGGGAAAGACCTGATCAAGACCTTCAAGGGCCTGCGGGTGATCATGGACGACAACCTGCCCAAGCGGCCTGGAACGACCAGCGGCTGGGTTTATACGTCCGTGCTGTTCGGCGATGCGGCGGTTGCGTCCGGGTTTGCGACGTTGGACAAGCCGTTGCAGGGTGGATTCGGCACTGAGGGGGTGGAGTTTGCGCGGGTCAGCCTGAACTCTGACGATGTGCTGATCAACCGGCGGCGGTTTATCCTGCATCCGCGGGGCGTTCGGTGGACGGAGGCCAGCGTGGTTGAGGCCGGCGGGCCGACCAATGCCGAGCTGGAGAACGCCAACAACTGGCAGCGCGTTTACGATCCGAAGAACATCCGGGTCGTGGGCATCGTACACAACCTGAGCTCGCAGATCGGCTGATATGGGACCGAAGCCCGTGGCTCTTCGTGTGAGGGGGACTGGGATGATCCTCCCGTGGCCACCCCAGAAGAAGGCGGCGGCAACGCGGAGGGCCCGGGCGGTCGGTGGACATCTTCTCCAAGCGCCACGAGCAGCGTCCAATCGTTCTGCCTACCATTCGGATGGCGGAACGCACGCAGGAGGAGCCGGCGACGGGGGTGGACCTACCTCAAGCCCCAACATGCTGACCACGCCATCCCCGTCGCCAACCCTGCCGAAGGAGGCCCACGATGCCCACGCTCATACCCGAGGACGGAACCGGGCGGCCCGACGCCAACAGCTATTGCAGTCTGGCGGAGGCTGACCAGTACCATGACGAGTCCGTGCATGGGGCCGGATGGGCGGCCCTGGACACGGACACCAAAATACGGGCCTTGATCGAGGCGACCCGGCTGATCGATACCGGGTGGAAATGGTTCGGTAAACGGTCGAAGCCAGATCAGGCCTTGGCGTGGCCGCGGTACGGGGTGCCGGATCCGGACAGTGATGAGGGGGAGGTGCAGGTGGCCCCGTGGATGCGGCGTGGGGGGCCGTCCTACCTGCCGGATAACGAGGTTCCGGCTGACATCAAGCGCGCTACGGCTTGGCTGGCCCTGCAGGTGACGCAGAAGGATTTCCGTGCGGATCCGCCCGGGCAAGGGCTGTCGTCTTTGACGTTGCAGGGCGTTGTCTCCCTGAGCTTTGATCCGAAATCGGCGGCGCCGTTGATCCCCAAGGCGTTGGTGGAGCTGAACCGGTATGGGCGGCCGATGTGGGGGGGGGCGGCGGTGAAACTGGCCAGGAGCTGACATGAACATCGGGGAGCTGGTTGGGAACGCGTTGGATCTGGCATGGGAGCTGACCCGGTCGATCCAGAGGGAGGGCGTGTATCGGCGGGTCATCTCGACGGGGTACGATCCCGTCACGGGCAACCCGACCCCGGTCACGCAGGATACCCCGGTGCGGTTTCTCGTAACGGCATACGAGGAGCCTGACGGGGTGGCAATCCGGATGGGCGATGAGAAGGTTGTCGTCCGGATGAAGGATCTGCCGGCGGGCCTGCAACCGCAGGCGGACGATCAGGTGGTTGAAACGGGCGGGCCGGTCCGGGTGGTGGTGGGGGTAACGGTGGATCCAACCAATCGGGCATTGGTCCTGCAGACGCGGAGGCTCGGATTATGAGTGCACCGACACAATTTCGGTTGGATGTTGAGCGGTGGGCCAAGCGGGTCGAGATGGACGTGGCCCGGTTTTGCAAAATTGTAGCGCTGAAACTCCATGACAGAATCGTTGAACGCACACCGGTGGACACGGGGCGGGCACGGGCAAGTTGGACGATTGTGGAAGGGTATTCGCCGGATCTTTCGGTGGCTCCAGAGGGTTTTCAAGGGGGAGCATCCGCAGCGGCGGCGGTCCAGGCGGCCCGGAGGGCGCAGGTCAAAGAGGGGTTCGCGTATGTGATCGCCAACAACCTCCCATACATCGTGGAGCTGGAAAACGGGTCGTCCAAACAGGCGCCCCACGGGATGGTCAGAGTGGCGATTGCTGACGTGAAGACGGAGCTGCAGGCGGAGCTGGGGCAATGATCTTCGAGGCCGTCAAAAGGGCGATTGAGACGCATGTGGCCAACGGACTGGCAGCGGCGGGCAACCCGATCCCGGTCGCATGGGCCAATGCGCCGTTCAACCAGCCTGCATCCGGGGAGTGGGCCCGGGTGACGGTATTGGCCGGGCGGGGTGTCCGTGCGTCATTGGGGCCGGCTCCGCGGGAGGTCGTGGCGGGGTCCGTGCTGGTGCAGATCTTTGCGCCCAAGGGGAAGGGAACGCGGCGGGCGGCACAGATTGCGGATCTATTTGCCGGGCTGTTACGATTCAAGCAACTTGTGCATGGGGACGTCGTCGTCGATCTGGATGCGGCGTCCATCAACGGTGAAACAGAAGCGCCGGACCACTATATGCTGGTGTTGGCAGTGGACTGGCAGGCGCATCATTCGGTGTAGGAGGGAACCATGGACTCGAACCTGACGAAATTGATGTACGCGGTGGAGACGACATACGGGGTGATCCCGGCGTCTCCACCCTCGATGACAGAAATCCCGTTCACGTCGTGCTCGCTGGTCCATAACAAGGCGACGGCAGTGAGCGAGGAGATCCGAGGGGACCGGTCCCGGTCGGAGGTGATCGAGGTTGGCAAGGGCGTTTCGGGCAGCCTTGGGACGGAGCTCTTGGTGGGGACGTACGATGACCTGCTCCGCGGGGCCCTGATGGTATCGTCCTGGATCAGTGGGACCGACAACGTGACAGTGAGCGCCAACCATACCACTGGATTGATCACGGTGACCTCAGGGACTCTGTCCGTAAATGCCCGGGCGGCCGGCTGGGTCAAGATCAGTGGATTTGCGACAGGCGGCAACAACGGCATCAAGCGGGTGGTCGCATCGAGCCCGACAAGCCTGACGGTGGAGGGGTTGGTTGCAAGCGAGTCGGGCGTGTCCGTATCGATCCAGTATCGGTACGCGCGGCCGGGGACTGAGCTGGTGAGCTTCCTGCTGCAGGAGGTCTTCGCGGGGATGTCGCCGGTCCAGTACGCGGCATTCCCGGGGCTGGTCGTGAATCAGTGGCAGCTTGAGCTGACCCCGAACAGTCGGGCAACCCAGTCGTTCGACATGATGGGGACCCGGGCACAGGTGTCGTCCACGCGGTTCGACGACGGGATGCCGACGGCGCTCCCTACGCGCAAGCCCTGCAACACCGCATCGAACGTTGGCGGGGTGATCATCGGATCGGGGAACGTCAACGCCCTGAACTTCCGCATGACGCTGAACAACAATCTCCGGGAGCGGCGTGTGGTCGGGCGTGAGTGGACGCTTGCGCCGGGGATGGGCACGGCGGAGGTAACGGTATCGGCAGAGGTCTATTTTGAGTCGGCGTCCTTGCTGCAGTCGTTCCTTTCGCATGCGTACACGTCGATCAAGGTGCCGGTGATTGATCCGGAGGGGAACCTGCTGGGGATCAGCATCCCGCGGGCTGCGATCACGGGAGGCTACCCGCAGATCGGCGGGGTCAACACGGACATCGTCCTGCCCTTGGAGTTCGCGGGCGTCGTCGGGACGGACAAGTACGTGATTCAGGTGGATCGACTCAACGCGTGATCTCGTGATCTATGGAGCTGAACAAGTACCGGCTACGGGAGGGTGAGGTTGAGGGCCGATGGTTTGATCTCGGCGAGGGGGCGTCGATCAAACTCGCAGGAATCAACTCACCTGCGTATCAGGAGGCCCTGCAGGAGGCCATCGAACGGGAGCGGGATCTGTTCCGGCGGGCTGGGCGTCCGGGCGCGTCCGAGGAGCTCAAGCGGGCTGCGCGGAAACGGCGTGCGGAGCTGGTTCGGGATTTGATGGCCGAGCATCTGATCCTCGATTGGAAGGGGATCACGGAGAGGGGCCAGGAAGTACCGTACACGAAGGAGGCTGCCAAGCGGATCATGCGGGAGTATCCGCGGTTCGCCGATATCGTGGCGGAACTGGCCGTTGACGGGTTCGAGGAGGAGGCGACCCTAGACCAGGAGGGGATCGAAAACGCAAAAAACGGCTGACATGGGAGCTGCGCTGGGGCCCGTACGTCGATCAATTGCAGGAGATCGCGAGGCGGACCGGCAAGCTCCCACAGGCACTGCAGGAGGAGCCGGAGCTGTATGAGGACGTGCGGCCGTACTATGAGGTGTTCATCGCATTGCACAGAGCGCGGCCGGTCGGGATGGGGCCGGGCCCGATCCCGTTGGCTGACGTCGAGGCGGCCGGGCGGCTCTTCAAGGTGCGGCGGATGGACTACCTTGTGCGGGTGGTCCAAGTGCTGGATGAGGTATGGCTGAGGTGGTGGGCTGAACAGCAGGAGACGCATGGCATTCGATCTGGCAGCGCTGCAGGTAAACGTTGACGGCAGTAAGGCGACCGCATCGGTGAAGAAGGTCGCGGCGGAGCTGGACCGGATGGGCGAACGCGGTGCTGCTGCCGGTCGTCAGGCTGCTGGAGGATTGGTCGTCGTCGAACGGGCTGCGGGGAGCCTGTACGGATCGCTGCTCAAGCTGGCTGCGGCGTTTGGGGGGATTGCCGCGGTGGTGGCAACGTTCAAACGGTCTTTAGAGCTTGCGGCGGAGCAGGAGGCGGCATGGATGCGGCTTGCGGCCACCCTTGAGGCCACGGGGAACCGCTACGGGTGGACCGTCAAGGAGCTGGCCAACATGGCCGGGGCGTTACAGCAGCAGACCGGGATCGCGGACAATGTGATCAACCGGATGCAGGCGTTGCTCCTCACCTTCGACAAGATCGGGCGGGACATTTTCCCGGAGGCGCAGAAGGCGATCATCGATGTGTCAACGGCTCTGGAGGTGGACCTGACGACGGCTGCCAGGATGGTCGGCCGGGCGTTGCAGGAGCCTGCGTTGGGCGTCCAGATGCTGAGCCGGTACGGGATTGTGTTGAGTCGCTCACAACAGGAAGTGATCAAGCGGCTGGCCGAAACGGGCAGGACAGCGGAGGCGCAACGGAAGCTTCTGGATGAGATCAACGCCAGGTACGGGGGGATGGCAGATGCGCTGAATCGGGGGGTGGTGCCGGCGCTGAAACTGCTCAAGACGAACTGGGATGACGTGCTTGAGGCGTTCGGGATGGGGGTGATGGCATCCGAGAATCTGGAATCGGCAATCCGGAGGCTGGCGGCGTTCCTCGCAGATAACGAGACGTTACGATCCGCTCAGTCGTTCGGGGAGACGTTGCGCGATTGGCTGATCACCGCTACTGAGACGTTTGTCAAGCTCCATCGGGTGGGGGCTGACGCGTTCGACAACCTGAAGGTGCTGCTGGTGTCGTTTATCGCCACGGTATCGGCACAGTGGAAGATCTTCACTGACCTCCTCACAGGCGGCTGGGACATGTGGAAGGACGCGGCGATGGCCGTGATCCGGGTGGTCGTGGGGACCGTGGTGGATTGGTTTTCGTGGGGCGTCAGTAAGTTGCTCAGTGTGTCTGGGAAGCTCCTCAATGCGGTCGGCCTGAAGAGCTGGGCAGGGAAGCTTGAGGGCGTGCAGGGGGCCGTCGAGGAGATGAAGGCCAAATGGGGGAAACAGGCCCAGATTGATGCAATGGTTCAGGGCGGGAACCGTTTCATGCTGGCCAGTATCCAGCGGGAACAGGAAGCTCAGGCAATCGTTCAGGTTGCCATGGACGAGGCCCTTCAGAGGCAGATGGATCGGGCTGCCAAGACGGAGCAATGGCTGAAGACGGTTAACCGATTTAGAGAGGAGCTCCAGAAGACCGAGGGCGAAGTGCAGATCCCTGAGCCCCGGCCTGAGATGACCCGGGTAATCCCGCCGGAGGTTGAGGGACAGGCGATGCGGTTGATCGATCTGTTCAAGAGGATCCGAGAGGAGCGGCAAGGGGCGTTCCGGTCGTTGAAGTTTGATGAGGCGGGCCTGATCACGGAGGATTCGCTGGAGCAATTCAAGGCCAGGATGGACGAGGTCCAGAAGATGCTCCAGCAGGTCCAGCTTCAGATCGAGGCGGGGATGCTGTCGGTGTCTGACTCGGTGGCGGCTGGGTTTGCGCTTGCTGTGGACAAGTTCGGCAACCTTCAGCAGAGGGCCGCCCAGATCGGTGAGCAAATTGCGTCCACGCTTGACACCCAGATGACGGATGCGTTCGCGTCGATCGTGGACGGAACGAAATCTGTGCAGGAGGCTTTTGCCGACATGGGGCGGGCG